GGGATCGCGGCGGAAGTTCTCGCGCCAGAACGCGATCTTGCGCTGCGGGTTCGACGAGGAGACGAGCTCCTCGATCATCTCGTCGCGGCAGCAGTCGACGGCGAATCCGTCGGCGGCCATCGAGTCGAGCTCGCGGCTGAACCGCTCCTTGGCGAGGTCGGTCTCGAGCGCGGCGATGCGGCGCTCGAACTTCTCCTTCATGCGCGCGAACTCCGTCTTGTCGCCGGACTTCGAGTGCTTCGACTTCTTCGCCTTCTCCTTCTCGTCCTCTTCCTCGTCCTCGTCCTCGTCCTCATCGCCCTCGTGGGAGTCGATGTCGACGTGGGTCTGGTTGTACATCTTGCGATTCTCTTCCTTGAGGCGCGCGATCTCCGCGTCCTTCTCGGCGATCATCTTGGACATCTCGTCCTTCTCGTCCTTCTTCTCGACCTTGGCTTCGTCAGCCATGTTGCACTCCTTCTTGACGCCTGCGCCTGGTACGAACACGTTGCCTACTCCGGGCGCAGCCTCGAAGCAGGAGGAGCATTCCATAGCGAAAACGATCTTGTCGCCCTGCTTGCTGAAGCGCGTGTCAGGCAGCGGCCTGCGAGGCGTGTCCCTTCCAAGCAGGGCGATCTCGCTCATGTGGTCGTCCTGCCAGATCTCCGCGCTGCGGCGCGGGAACCTGTTGCTGGCGACGTACGCGGCGAAGTCGTCGCGGGACATCTCGACATCCCCGATCACGAAGGGGACGCCGTTGCGCTCCTCGAGCTGAACGTCCAGGACAGCGCCGACGGCCTCCTTCGGCTCGCTGTGGTCCTCCTGCGAATGGAGGATCACGAGCCGCGGATGCTGCTTGCGCGAGATGAACTGCCTCGTCCTGTCGACGATGCGGGCGACTCGGCGACGGTCGAACTTCTTGATCTCCTCGTCCGATCCGTCGTCGATGGACGGGTCGTAGCCGGAGAACAGCTCGAGGCGCCTGATGACGACCTTGTCATCCGACTCGATGATGTCGTGGGAACCCTGCACGGGACACATAACGCGTTAGTTCCCCTTATAAATCAACCCCTATGCCCATATTTATCGGCAAGTGGCACTAATCAAGGGTCGAAATAATTATATCACTCTAACATCACCGAAAACCTGGATCGGGGTACTGGCCCCTGTCGATGTAGCCCTGCCTGTCGCCGTTGTAGGCGCGGACGGCACCGTGATCGACGCTCCCCGCGCCGTCGACGAGGCCGAGCGTCTCGGCCCTGCGCTGCGAGACAGGATGCAGTCCCGCGCGGCAGTTCATGCCGCACGGAGGCACGCAGTCCTGCCTGACGATCTCCGCCATCGTGTTGATGTAGCCCGAGACCTGCCAGTGGTGTCCGCCGAGCGGGTACATGCCCGTCGGGTTGCCGCGCGTGCGCGAGTCCATCTGCTCCCTGATCTCCCAGAGCGGGAACCTGAGACCGCGCTCCTGCGTGACGATGCCTGCGGTCATCCCCGCCTCGGCCACGCCGAGGTTGAGAGCGCGTCGGGCAGCGTCCATCGCCCTGAGCACGGAGCGCCGCGGGATCGTGCGGACGAGCGCCTGCGCATCCTCGTCCTCGGAGATGATCTCGAGCGCGCGGCGCGCCGACGCCATCGGGATGTCGAATCTCGTCGCCCTGCGCGAGACCGCAGCCGGCACGCCGCGCGGGATGTAGCGCAGGTTCGAGTCGTCCTCGTCGAAGAACAGCAGGTAGAGCACCGCCGTGATGTCGTCGCCGTGCCTGAGCGACACCTGCTGGTACGACGACTCGACGGTGCGCATCGCCTCGAACGCCATGCGGCGCGCGCGATCGTGGTACGCCGACATGTCGGCGACCGATGCACCCTCGCGGAGGTACATGCGCCTGCCGCGCATGTGTGCCTCCGCGAGGGTCTCGCCCAGCTCCGACGCCATGCCATCCATGCGCCTGCGCGACAGGCCGCGCATCCACACGGCGCGCACGGAACGCTCGACATCGGACATCGCGCTCATTCGTCGTCGTCCTCCTTGTCGAGCGGACCCTTGAGCCCGTCGACCTTGCCGTGCTCGCTCTTCTCGGCGTCGAGCCGGGCGACGATCCGGCGAGCCCACGTCCAGCCCGCATCGCCGCCCCATCCGTTCCACGCCTGCCAGCCCTTGCCCTTGTCGCCCCAGGTCTCGCCCTTCTTGTCCGACTGGTGTCGGTCGAAGTAGCGGACCATGCGCCGCACGGTCTCCTCGGACAGCCGCGTCCTGTTCGACAGGTCGCGGGCGCGCGCGAGGCCGACCGAGGTCATGCCGCGCTCGCTCTCGGGCTTCGACTCGCGGACCTCGAGGGCGCGGCGTGCGTTCGCTGCGACGTTCGCAGGAGGCAGGAAGCCGTCCTCCTCGAACGTCTCCTTCTCGCCCTTCTTCTCATCCTTCTCGAACAGCGACGCATCGTGCCGCGAGACCTCGTCGTCCTCGCGGATTCCCTCGCGCACGGCGACCTGCACGGCCTGCTCGACCGACATGCCCTTGCGCACGAGCTCGCCCGCGCGGTCCTGCTGCGCCTGGGTGTCGGAGTGCTGGGGACGCTTCCTGTTCTCCGTCTTGGCGACCATGTCGTAGGCGATGGCCCACGCCTGGTCGTCGGAGTAGCCCTCGTCGACGAGCACGCGGTGCTTCTCGATGACCATGTCGCCGACGCCGCGCTCGTTGCGCGTCTTCGACGGAGGCTTGCGGTTCTTCGGGTAGTTGTGCTTTCCCGACGCGCAGTTGTTCGAGTCGGTGAATCCGCCGAACCCGTTGCCGCAGTTCCCCTTCGGCCTGCCGCGCCGACGGCGGCGGATCGCCTCGCGACGCAGCTCCTTGTCGGACATGCGCGAGAACACGTCCTTCGAGTTGAGCATCGGCTCTCCCTCGGGGTCGGGCTCCATGTCGGGATCCTCGCCGATCTCGGGAAGCACGTCGCGGGTCTTGCCCGTGAGCACGGGCTCGTCCGCATCGGGGATCGCCAGTCCGAGCATGCGGCGCGTGTCCGCCTCGGACACCGTGCCTCCGAGCTCGTTGACGAAGATGCGGATCGCCTCGAGCTTCTTCTCCATCTCGGGGCTCTCGACGCTGAACTCGAACCGCGGGTACTCGTCCTGCGGGCCGAAGTTCATGTCGACGACCTCGCGCACGACCTGCGCCGTGATCGTCTCGGCGAGCCCGTCGGCGACGAACTTCATCTGCCGGGTGAAGGTCTTGCCGTGCTCCTTGCCGACGCTCGATCCGAGTCCCGTCGAGACGGCCTCGCTCGTCGCGGCCTGGCCGACGATGAGCTCCTTGATGTTCTTCGAGAGCCACTCGCAGAGGTCGGCGAAGACCTGCGCGCGCGCCGCGGCGGGCTCCTTCACCTCGATCTCGTAGTCCTTCTGCCCAGGCGTCATGCGCGGCAGCACCGCGCTCACGTCGCCCACGAGGTTCCGCAGGATCGACTCCATCTCCTCCTTGCCGCCCTTCTGCGACATGGGGTAGTAGCCGAGCCGGATGCCCTGCGCGTAGCGTTCCGCGAAGGTCGCCCAGTTCTGGAGCACGGCCTGCTTCAGGTTCCAGTACCACCAGACCGTGTCGCGGACGCCCTTGCCCATGTAGGCGTACGCGGTCTCGTACGGGTCGTCGAAGTCGGGTCCGTTCACCATGTAGCGGTGCCACACGACCGCGCGGCGCTCGATCGGCGTCAGCACATGCACGCGGCTGTCGAAGCCCTGCTGCGTCTCGCCGCCCGTGCCGTCCATGTCGGAGTAGTAGCGCGGTCCGACCCTGATCGCGGGCGCGCCGTCGATGTTCACCGCCAGCGTGTCGGGATGGAACGGGATCCAGTCCTCTGGGACCACCATGCCGTTGCGCCGTCCGTACACCAGGTTCGCGGCGCTCGAGCCGTACCACACCGCGTCGAGCAGGTGGCGGATCATGTCGCCGAACCGAGGCATGCGCATGAAGATCTCCTGCGTCCTCGCCGCGATCTCGTCCTGCGCCGTGTCGCGCGAGTCGAACGGCTTGATCTGCCACTCGAGTCCCGCGATCGAAACCTGGAGCTGCGTCAGCGGACCCATGCAGTCAGGGTCGTTGCGCATCTGCTTCATCAGGTTCTTGTCCTTGCGGTACGCAAGGGACGGGTTCCTGAGCATGCGCGCCACGGACGCGAAGTACGTCCGCTGCATCTCGATCGGCAGCGCCACGGGGCGCCTCATCTCCTCGGGCAGCTTGGCGGAAGCCTCGAGCCCCGCCTTCACGTCGTCGTCGTCGCCATCAGCCATAGAGCCTCCAGTACCTCTCGCGTCCGCTCGTGGCAAGCACGGGCTTCGCCGTCAATCCGTAGCCGGCGCGCATGCATGCCTCCATCAGGTCCACCACCGCGTCCACCGTGTCGTCGTGGTCGCCGGCGGGAAACGTCGTCATCTCCTCGTAGAGGACCGAGTGCTCCGCGCACACCCTGCCGCGGTCGCCCCTCAGCCTCAGCCTCCCCTGCTCCACGAAAGCCTGCTTCTCGCTCGCGCGCGAGAGCTTGTCCTTCGTGCGGACCTGCGGGACCACCGACGCCTCATTGCACGCCATAGCGAGCTGCTGCGTCAGGCCCATCTGCGGCCCGTTGCCCTCCGCCATCAGCACCGACACCTTGTGCGCCCTGCACTCGCGCGCGCAGATCCGAAGCCACTCGGGGAACGGAACCCGCGCCCTGATCACCCTGTCGACGTAGCAGAAGCCGTCCATCGACCTGTGCGCGATCACCAGCACCGAGTAGTCGGGGTCGCCCTTCTTCACCGTCCTGTCGGTGAACGCGAAGTCCGTCGCCGCGATCACCTGGCCCGTCGTCCGCACGAACTCGGGAACCTCGCCCTCGTAGAACGACCTGTCGAGCCACCAGTGGTCGAACACCAGCTGGTCCGTCGACACAGGCGACAGCTCGTACGCCCTCGCGTACGCCACAGGCCCGTACTGCTCCCGAAGGTCCGCCATCATCGCAGGCGTGTAGACCTCGGTCCACGGACTCACCGACCCGCGGACAGGCCGGCGGAACAGCCCGCCGTGGTCCTCGTGGTACTTCCGCCAGTCCGCCGTGATGTCCGCCACATGGTACGGCGTCCCGAACTTCCACAGCCGCGGTCGATCCCTCGAGCGGTCGAGCGTCGGAAGCCAGATCGTCCGCCATGCCTCCTTCACCTGCTCCCTCATCGCCGGCTGCTGGACCGCGTTCCGAAGGTCGCAGATGTCGTCCGCGATCAGGATGTCCGAGCGGCCACCCGCACGACCGAACACGCTCACCGACTCCACCGTCGCGTCACGGAGGAACCTCGACCGCTTCACCGTGAACGACGTGTTGCCCCACGTCGAGTCCGTGTCAGGCTCGATCTCGGGGAACACCTTCCGGTACTCCTCGCTCTGCACGATCTTCCTGATCATCGTCACCGTCTTCGTCGCCTCGTCGTCCGACGAACCGACGATCTTCACGCGGATCAACGGGTTCCGACCGATCTCCCAGGCCACACGGCCCGCCATCTGGTTCGTCTTCCCATGTCCACGCGGCAGCTCGACATACGCGTTGTCCGACGCGTCCAGGTGGAACTGGAGCTCGTCGTGCATGGTTCCGTTGTCGAACCCAAGCACATATGGCACGAACCAGTGCGCGCTCTCGCGGCACCCGTACCAGAACTCCTCGAGCGTCAGGCCGTCGACTTCCACGACATGGAACTTAAACCTCCACAATCCCCACTTCAACCATAACTGTTAGATAAAGCGTAGAGTTAGACCCCTGTTTGCCTCCAGACGCAAGCATTCTTGCGTCCGTGTCCAACAAGCGTCTAACCGAAGTTCCAGCCCACACCCCTCACGCATACACAGGGGTCAGCTCCACGCTTCAGGTTTCGATGTTTGTGGAACCGTCTAACGGAAGTTGCCAGAGGACGACTGCGCGAGGAGGGGGGTTTGAATACCCCCGCCCCCCCTATGCCGACGTGCGCGCGGCGCCGTTCCCTCTGTGCTGCCCGTCTCGGATCGGTCGAAGTGAGACGCGCGCGCGTGCGTGCGTTCGCATCTCTCGGGCTAGTGCTCGGATGCTAGGTGGGCGGAGTCCTGCGGGTTAGGTCCGTTCCCTCCTCGGCTCCTAGGTTCCCGCTCCCTCTCTCTCTGCCTCTGCCTCTGTGTCTCTCTCTCGACCGGTCAACGACAAACGCTACGCGAGCCGCGTAGCGTTGTGGTTCCCGCTCCCGATTGTGACTCGCGTACCTACGCTCCGAACGGCGCCTGATCGTACGTCGCCCGCGCGCGGGAAGGCAAACGCGATTTGCCTACGCACCTAAATAAAGCGGCGCTGATGTTGAGTCAGCGCCGCGTTCCTCAAACGATGATCGAACAGTCTCACCAGACGATCCGCGGGTCGGTCGGGTCGATCGCGAATCCGTAGCGGTTCGCCTGGGCGAGTCGCGCGCGGTTCAAGCTCGCGAGCGGTCCTTTGCCTGCGAGCGCGACGATACGCGCCGGCGCGTCGGTCGTCCGGTCGTCGGTCGCATCACCGTCGATGCACTGCCAAACCTTCCCGCCAAGCTTGAACGCGCGCGGCATCGCACGCTTGTAGCGTCCGACTCCGAGACCAGCAAAGACAATCGCGACGTTTCCGCCGATGCCGAGGAACTCGCACGCGAGCGACTCGCTCGCACACTCGCTCCATGAGTAGACAAGTCGAGTTCGACCGATCACCGGGTAGCCGTTGCGGACCGCAGAGCGGATAGCGGCGGGGCGCTTGGTATACGCGTACGCTTCGATGCCGAACGCGCCGAGCGCATCCGCTACCGCGGGCATCGACTCGAACGGCAAGTCCGTGCCGACGTTCAACCGAGCGACGGCGCGAACGTCGCTGGCGCGCGCGACTCGCGCGACTCGGGCGCACGCGATCGCGAGCGCGGCGCCGGCGGCTACGGGATGGGCGCGGAGCGCGAGCGTTCGACGCGCGCGCGCGCGCATGATGGTGTTCGCGCCGGCGCGGGCCTCGATCGCTGCGTACCCGCACGCGTCACTGAGCACGCAAACCGAACGGCATCCCGCGGTAGAGGCGGGGCAGGTATTGAGCCCCGACGATGCCGCGGGGGCGCCGCTGAACGCGAGCGTGGCGGCGGAGTTCTTCGCGATCTTCCCGTTGCTGCTCGCGTGCGGCGCCGAGACTTCAAAGAGGTCCGTGCTGCCG